ATTTTTTAGTATAATATCTCTCAACAACTTTACGAATAGATTCTTGTATTGGCTGAGTTTTTGGTGTTTGAGCCTGAACCTGCTGTAGAGTTTGAGATTGACTTGATTGTTGTGTCGTTTGTGTTTGATTCTGTTTATTCTTGCATCCACACATAATAATTGGGTTTTAGTTTAGTTTATTATTTTAAATTTATGTTTATAACAGGTTTTACGAATTGACCCGATATTATTTTTACCGTTGTTTAGTTTTATACCTCTTAACGAATTTGATATTTTCATCCTAACATTTCTTGGTGACCCTTTTGTAAATCCGTGTTTAATTAGATAATTTGCTCCATCTACTAAAGATTCAAAAATAAATTCTTCATTGGTTTCAATATTAATTAGACAAAATTTACTAAAATTACCGTTTTTTTCTAAATTATATTTTGATAATTTAACTTTAACTTCGTCATTATATGTGTTTCGTCTGAATTCATTTACTGTTGCTAAATTATACCCAAATTCAGAATTGTTTGATTTATATTTGTCAATATAATAATTTTCTTTAACAATCAATTCATTAATAGAACAAAGTTCAATTACTTCAAAATAAAAAGAATTTTTGTCAAATTTATTAAATGAGTTTTGTAAGTAATTATTGTCGTGAATACCTTTATCTAACATCCAAAAATGTTTGTATTCTCGGTTATTTAAATTAATTGAACTACCGATATAGATTTTATTATTTTTATTATTTCCGATTTTGTAAATACCACAATTCATATCAACAATAAATATCTACCATAATGGTAATATGTAAATATATTTTATATCTTTGTGTATATTTATTAATATGAATAAGAAAATAGTTTTAACCAATAAAGATTTACATCAAATTGTAAAACAAATTGTGGAACAAGTTGAGGGGGAATATTATAAAATATCTCCTGAAGAATATTTGCAATTAATGTCCTTGAGTAGTTATCACGGAAAAGCAATAACTAAAATGAAAAGGTTTGAAGGTAAACCATTATGGATAACAGGAGACCTAAGTCTTGAGGGTACTCCAACAGATAGTTTGGGTAATGTTGCTTATGTTGATGGTTCCTTAGACATCTCTAATACTAAGGTGTCTAATCTTGGTGACATGAGAGTTAAATCATATATTAGTGATAGGAATAGTCCCCGTGAGAGAATTAGAGAGAAACAAGAACTAAATGCGAAACTTGGTGAACAAGAATCTCTTCGTGATAGTGATGAATGGGCTTTAGAACAAGGTGATGAGACCGGAGAAAAGGCTCACGCATTGTTTGACAATTTAGTTAATAATGGTGAGATTGAACAATTATCGGACGAGGATAACGAAAAATTAACAATTTTAAGACGTAAACTTCAAGATTTGGAACAAGAGTATGAAGGACTTGATGATAATGACGAGAGAGCGTATGAGTTACAAGAAACTATTGATGAAACACAAACAGAAATTGAAGAATTAGAAGAGAATGATGCAGATGTTTATATGATGTACGCATCAAGATATACTCATTATGGTTTACAACAATTTGAGGTTTTAATACCGGGATTTAAAGACAGAGAATATACTGTTGGAACATATGAAGAAATGGATGAAGCCGCATTACAATATGCAAAATCTTATGTTGATGATATAGGTGCGGATGGATTTAGTGAATCGTTTATTGAAGATTATTTAGACGTTGATGCGATTGTGAATATGGCTGAAGAAGATTATGATTATCAAATTAGAGATTATCCTGATAGTTATTTTAGTGATAGTGATTATGAATTGACATATGAACAAGAACAAAGAATAGAACAACTTGAATCTCAAATAGAAGATTTAGAACAACAAAAACTTGAGTTGGATTCGGATGATGATAATTATTATGAATACGAAGAGGATTTAGATAATCAGATAGAAGCTCTCCAAGAAGAGTTAGATAATATTGAGGTTGATACCGAACCAACTGAAGATATGATTGAGAATAAAGTTAATGAGTTGGTTAGAGATGTTAGAAGAGACCCATTGGATTATCTTAAAAACTATGGATTAGATATTAAAGAGTATATTGATGAAGATGAGTTAGCTCAAGGATTAGCTGACTCCGAAGGTTGGGGTTTTATGAATGGTTATGATGGTCAATATGATAGTGAAGAAGTTAACGGGGTAACCTATTATATTATGAGAACTAACTAAAACTATTCCTTTTTCCAATCTTTTCCCGTATATTTTATATAATATAATATGGAAATGAAACAGAAAAATAAGAATAAATTCATAATGGACACCGATTGGTTGTTTGACGGTATTTTAGATGCTGAACAAAAACAATATGTGTTGTTAGATTACTTTCAAAAGATGAACAAACATCTTGAAAGAATGGAGGTTTACCCAATGTTTATTGAACTTTCATTACACTTGGGTAATATACAAACCTTACTTACACAAAACAAAATTTTATATGTTGATAAAAAATTAACCTCCAATGATGATGAACTAGTTTTATCCGATTTAAAGGTTAAAGACATTCCCGTTTTAGATGATGAGGAAGTTATTGAGTATCAAAAAATATTAAAAAATAGTCAACCACAACTACACGACTATTTCAATTTCGCAAAATCAATTTGGAGTATTGTTTATGATTCTATTGATGTTATTGTGAAGAAAAATAAAAATAATTTACAAAATAAGTCGGGGTTTTTTTACTACAAGCAACCTGAAGAAATGTTTATATGGCAATATACCACAAGAAAGGTGTACAAAACCAAAAATCAAACAAAAACATCTTTAAAATTAGTTTTTAAAGGACAACAAGGAAGTTTGACTATTCCGGAAATTATCTCTACTTTTTCAAAAACTTACGAAAAGAATAATGAAATGGACTATCCAATTTTTGAAGTATTTTGTAGTGACATTTTCCCATTAAAGGAAACATTAGTTCCAATTTTTAAAAGAAAAATATTATCATATATTAATCAAAATATTAAAATAACTAGAAAATTATTATCATAATGGACAAAAAACAAATTAAAAATTTGATGGATAAGTTAAGACGACCAATCCACATCAGTTACATCTCCAAATATATTCTTAGAAAGAATCTTGAGGAAACAAAAAAAGAATTGGATGTTTTAATATTAGAAGGTTATGTTAAAGAAAGTAAAATAAGTGATGAATATTATGTGGCTGTCTAAAAAAACGTATTACATTGGTAGCGGTTGTAGTCAGACCATGATTAAGTTTTTTAAGTACTCAGTTTTATATAGTATGTCACCATCCGGATGGTCTATTAGATTTAATAATGGGTTTGGTATTAATGTCACCACTAAACCGTTATTCTCAGTTAGAAACGGGATTAAAAAAAGTATTAAGTTAGGGAAATATTATATAGTAAAATTATGAGTGAAAAAAGTAAGGAAATGGTTAACCACCCGGAACATTATGGTGGTCAGGATAATCTATATGAAGTTGTAAAAGTGTGTGAAGCTTGGGGTCTTGATAAAGACGCTTACATCTTCAACGTAGTAAAGTATGTTGCAAGAGCGGGTAAGAAAGATTCTGATAAAGAACTTCAGGATATGAAGAAAGCGTTGTGGTATTTAAATCGTAAAATTGAACGTCTTGAAAATAACAGTTGATATTGACCAATACGCGGAAGGTGCGATTCTGTTAGATGGATTAGAAAGTGCGATTATTGGAATTGTTGAGGACTTTGGTTCTCCGGGAAGAAAAATATTATATTCAAAACAAAGGATATTAGATATCCTACAAGAAAGAGACTTAATGCTTTATGGTGAAGCGGAAGAGTTTTACGATTATAATATATTAGGGTTATACGCTGGTGAACAGAATGCGGTCTTCTTAGACCAAGGCTTAGAACCAATTAAAAATAAAGAAAACGAGTGGGAATACCACGCAAAATAATAAGATGATAGAAACAGGAAAGATAATTAATGGGGATTGTATTGAGGTAATGAAAACTTTTCCGGAAGGGTCAATTGATTTATTGGTGACATCACCTCCATACAACGTAAACATTTCTTATGATGTTCATAAGGATGATTTACCAATGGATACGTATTACGAATGGACAAAGGATTGGTTGAGAGAGGCGTTCCGAGTATTGAAAGATGATGGAAGGATTGCTGTGAATGTTCCGAATGAATTGAATGTTCAAGAAAGAGGTGGAAGAATATTATTCGTTGCTGAGTTTTGGATGATGATGAAAGAAATTGGGTTTAAATTTAGTGGGTTAGTTGACCTTACGGAAGATAGTCCACACCGAGTTAGACAAACTGCTTGGGGTTCTTGGATGAGTGCGTCGGCACCCTATATATATAATCCAAAGGAATGTATTATTTTAGCTTACAAAAAAACTAATAAGAAATTAACTAAAGGGGAATCTCAATGGTTGGGGGAACCAACT